TTCCGCCGTTACGAGAAGCCTGAACTTCACGCAAAGAATAGTGGAAATCATAATGGATAATCGGGAGAGGTAAATTCGTAACTTCGAACTCTGGGCGATCAGAGGGGCCTTTGTGCAGAGCGTTCATCGTGATCTGAGCATCATTAACATCACTCATCGTCTCGGTTTGCAAAACCGTCTTAGCCATTCCATTAGGAATAGTATAAGTCAATCCACGAGCACGAAGATCAGCAACAGCTTTCAAACGCGGCTTAGAAGCAGCGATGACCGCCTTATCAATCTGCTTCCAATCGTATTGACGGAGAGTAGTATTAGCATTCTGAATGGGAACATTAATGTTCTTACCATTCTTAACAACAGTAATAAACGTTCGACCGTTTTTATCTGACCACGGACGCAAAGCACCAACATCCCAGTTAACGGAGAGCAGCTTTTCTGCAACATTTCCGTTTGGATTACCATTTAAAATATAACTATCAGCTTTTGCTTCTGGCATTTGTTATCCCTTCAATGAGAATTATTTTTAGATATTGATTTACAGAACTCGACAAGCAACCAGTGTATCAGCACTTAATGCAGCAGACTGACCTTCGATAGCTTCAAGCAAAGTTCCTGCGTTTAATGTTCCAGAAGTAGCAGATTCAACAACCATAAATTTGCCATTCCCAGCGCTACAAAGCTTAGAACCGATACTAACAGACTCGCCACTTTCAACAACTACATTAACTACAGAGCCTTTCGAAGGGAAGCAAACAGGAATCGAAGCAGCGTTAGTATAAGCAGTAGTTACAATGCTACCTTGAAGAGAATCAAGATTACCGATCATCAATGGAGTAAGAGTTTCAGCAGTACTATGTACAACTGCATTACCAGAAGAATTTAACTTCAACAGGTAACCTGGTTTAATGCTAGCAGCACCCGCGACGTATTCCTCACGAATGAACTCGCCGCGATTTTCAATCGTTCTATGAGTTGCTAAAGCCATGTGTTATCCTTTCATGGATTATTAATATTTATGATTCGATTACAGAGTCGAAGGAAGAGCAAGCGGTTCTTCGTCTGTAGTATTTACAGTCACAGGAGCTTGACCAGAATAGTCAAATCGAGTATCTTCCTCATTTGTAACAGGTGCAGCAAGGTTTGCAATTGCCTGCAATTCCTGAATATCCTTACTCTGTAAATACTCTTTAGAGAATAGATTACGATCATTACCGACGATGGTCTCGATCAATTCAGCTTTTTGCTTATTATAAGTTACCAAACCGTGATTCAAAACAGCCTGAACATCTTTCGGAAGCTCCTTAAGATAATCTTCAGGGGTCTTCTTGTTTACTGTTGGCTTGATTTCCTTAGCACCTTCTTCAGCAGCATTCTGAATCTCTTCAGGCTGAGCAGGAGCGTCTTCCTTGATCTCAGGAATCATCTTCTCAAGTGCATCTTCATTCATAGCCATAAGGGTTTCACGATCACTCTCATCGAAACGGATATTTTCGTTCGAGATGATCTCCTCGACTAACTTTTCTTTCTTTTTCATTCTATTACCTTTCACTTCGTTTATAACTTCATAAGTCATTTTTCTGACTACCTCGGTTGGTAGCCCTACCAAATCGACGACATCATCCTCTACTTTATATTCTTGTTTATACAGTTTATTTTCTCGTTCATAAATAAAATACGAATCGTACACGTCTTCAACGTAAGCCCATTCTCCATCAGGTGAACTGTCTTGAACTAGCCTAGCGAGCTGACTACGAATATCGTTATTACTAAGTTCATTTTTAGTAAATTTCATGTTCACTCGAATAAAACCAGCTCCGTCCTTAACGCTACAAGCTCCCTCCATATCAGGAAGCACCGCGAGGTGATCTGGTCTGAAGTTAGAAGCAATACCAGTATACTCTACTCCGTTAAACTCACCTTCAACTTCTTGAACGTCCATGTACAGACCAGTAGACAATTCTAATGTCTGTTGATTTTGAATCGCTTCGAGAATTCGTTCGTCGACTTTTGCTACACGTTCTGGGTCGATCCATGCTTCGGCCTTTAATTTACCATCCTCTGCTTTAGTGTTCATAATAGTACCGATGGATCGTACTGTAAGCTCTTCAGGAGTACAAGCAGATCCATGAACACCGTTTGTTTCAGGGTGGTAAACTACGACTGGTTTGCTGTTCCAAATATGCGGAATCTGTGCCATTTCTTCAAATGGATACATAATAGGCCCGCAGTTTCCAGCAAGAACGCCTTCTACCATCATTACCATAGGCACAACAAGATAGTCTTTCTCCATCATCCGATCATTTCTTACAATCGGAGTAATGTTTGATACTATTTGTTGATATCTTTTAGTTTTTAAGTCTTTAGCCATGCTAGCTCCTACTTTACAGGCTCTTCTATTTCCATCTCGCCCGGCTGCGGTAACCTTTGTGGCCTGTTAGCCGGAGCTTTGTTAAAATCAGGAATTTCTATTTCACCAGGAAGATCATCCTCGATAGCCTCTAAGTCTTGTTCAGACATTTTCTGAATAATCTTGAGATACATTTTAGGCGAAATCATCTTCGATGCACCGGACTTAGCGTATATCGACAGTGCGTTAGTACGAGCAAGCGCTGTTTTGACCAAATCAGCTTCTGAAGGATCTTCAAGATCAGGCCAAACTATCTTATATCCGTTCGATGGTTCTGGTAATATACCTAATTTGATAAATCTATCAATTGTAAGTCTTACAACATCTGGAGTTAAGTACATTTGCTGTCGTTTTGCGACTCGACCCTGCCAAGTTTTCTTATCTTGTATTGAAGCCAATTTTGCAGCTTCTGATCCAAGAAATATCCTCAATGGCACACCAAGACCAATAGTAATGAGCTTTAAAATAACTTCAAAGTGCCCACGCGGGTCGGCTACATTGGGATTGAGGGTGTTAGCCGTAGCACCGGTGAGCACTAAATATCTTTTTAACCCTTCAGCATATTTCTCGATCTCGTCCTTCATGACATCTGTATCTACAGTGACATTTTCGAGATCTAAATTAGGATCTACAGTAATTCCAAGACCCGGAAAACCGCCTTTCCAAAACATTTCAGCCGACCCACCGCCGATTTTACGAATATCCCAAATATGATTATATAACGCTTGAAGACGCGGAACGCCGTAAATCTCATTGTTTTCCTTGTTATCAGCGATATGAATCATACGAGACCAGTGAACTTTGGTCTCAGACTCGTCATTTTCGTTCTTAGTACTCATTTTAACCGAGTACATTACTGGCTTACCAAATCGCTCGTTGCGTATGTCCTCTTCTAACGCATCAATTTTGACCTTAGATTCATCAAAAGCGCGTAAATACAGCAATTTCCGTGCAGATCGTGCATTTACTGGTTTATTTAATGCTAAACCATCATCTAAACCTAATAAGATAGTCCCAAACCGACCAATACCGCTTAAAACATCTACGCGATTCCAAAACCCAATAATATTGAAGTCTTCTTGAAGATCTAAGAACGCTTGTTCGAATTCTGTAATTTTTGAAGTGTTATCTTCAAGAATCTGTGGTACTACGGCCCATGACTCTTCAGGCCAAACCTGCACTGCACGTGTAGCAATACCCCACCGATCATAGAAATCCTTATACTCCGTCACGCTTATATCTAACGGATACCCACACTCCCAATCGTAGTCACGAGTGGTACTAGTAAGCTTATCTATCGTCGTTTGACGTAGAGAATAAAACGTATTTGCTAAAAATTGTCTAGCTTTCATAGTTATCTGCTATTCTTAGGAGTATTAAACCCGCCAGTAACGATGATCTTACGTGCTGATAACAGTTTAAACGCTCCAGACGATGCATCGACTTGATCTTTATACTTACTTAGAGGGAAATTACGAAGTTCATCCAAATACTCAGGCAACCACGGTCCAGGAACTGCATAAACGTCGCCAGCATTAACCCAAGCACTAAACGCGTCCGCTCGAATTACTTTGTCGCCTGTCGGACGATCAAAAACGACCTTGAACCCTCGTAAGTTTTTCTTAGTATTCTCAGCACTCTCTTTTCCGCCTGATCCGCCCTCTTGCTCGAGTCCTACAACAATATCTTTACCGTCGATCTGGGCTGTTTGCTTTATGATCTTCTCACGGGAAGCTGAATCTTTCTGGAACCGAACAACATCAAGTATCCAAATCTTACCCTCGTTATCTTTGGCCATTTTCACGCCGACCGAGTATGCTCCGTCGTCTTCTGTGCCGGCTTTGTCCCAATACCGTACAGTATTCACGAGTCTCGCCTTACACTTACCGACGTGAATCTCCTCCCACAAGAACATACCACCCTCAGGCATAGTGGGAGACTGCAAATACTGACCAGCATACAAAAACTGACCTAATTTTTTCTTATCAGCTAGCGTCGACCGAGGCATTCTCTTAGGATCAAACAATCCGTCTTTGTAGAACCGTGTCAGTTCACGCGGTTTTACATCTTCAGTAATCTCCGCTGGAATACAAATGTGCCTTATACCTTCGCCGCCTGTTCGCTCTAACATTGCCCCCGTAGGATCGTTCTGATGAAGCCGCTGCATAATAAGTATCGTCGGCGTAAGTGTCTGATCCACCTTACGTTGAGCAAGAGATTCTTTGATCCAAGTATCAGCAGCTTTAAGCTCAATGTCCGATGCTGACTTGTTCGGATCTAGCGGATCGTCGACTGCGATTATATGAGCATGGAAACCAGCAATACCGCCAGTCCCCATGCCCAGTCGCATACCACCGGCCTCATTCATAAAAAAGCTCTTCGCATCTTGGTCGGCACGCATCTTCGTGGGAAAACACAGCTGAAATTTAGTAGATTTTACAAGTTGTCTGTTTTTCCTTGAGAGATCCATAGCGAGCTGATGTGCGTATGATCCACCAATAAATCTGAGGGATGGCATCCGAGTCCAACACCAAGCAGGGAACATCACTGATACAATCACTGACTTAGTCGACCCAGGCATCACGTTGATTACTAAGTCGTATTCTTTTTGTTTACCTTCAAACACTCTCTCTGCTACTATTTGAAGCTCGTCGCAGATATATTTAATGTGCCAGTTGTCAATGAACTTTTCTGGAATAATACAGTCCCAGAATTCTAATAAAAACTCATAAAAACTTTCACTTGTTATCGATGCGATTAAATCATTCTCGTTATAGTCGCGTCGCTCGCCGGAGCGTACTTGAGCGAGCAACTCTTTCCGCTCCTCGAGCGACAGCCCCAAGGTATCGATTTGTGAACCGGTACTGTCCACTGTATCAGGTTCAAGCAGCCGAACTTGACCTGTAACGTGTTCACGGCACCATGCAACACAATCAGAGAGCGAGTCGGGATTCTCAAGAACGGCGTACTTGTAATCCTCGAACGTCAAATCCTTAGGACTTAAGAACCGCACTCTATCCTTAGGCACCTTCGGATATGCGGCCAGTACCTCTTCAAGTTTCTCTCTCGCCCGCCGTGGATGTCTACTAATCCAAGCGCTATCGCCCTTAGACCACAGCCACAGCAGCAGTGCCCGATATGTCTCTTCAGCCTGTCCACGTACCGTCACTGTCTCCTGGTCGCCATACACGACCTTAAGATGATCCGGTACATTTAATTTCAGCTTTATAGACATATTATAGTATTATAGTATTACGTTCTTTTACTACACGTTCTGTCGAACTTAGCCATTAGTTACAAATACTGTTTCAATTTTCTCGTCAGCCAGTGACGGCACGAGTAACATCTTCGCACCGTTACAGACATCACAAGTGTATGCCGTCACACTGTCCGTCCAGGTCAGTTGATCTGCTGGAATGTGTGGCGGTCGCGAGACAACACCTTGACCTTGACACTTCGGACATAGTTGGTAGTGGCTCATCATTGTTCCAATAGTTGTTTCCGGTGGTACCGCTGTCGGCGGTGTTATATAACTCTGATCTGTTTCTGGAAGTAGGCTTTTGTGTCGTCGCTTACTCATACTTGTTACCCGATCTCCAGCTCGATCTCAGGACTTGTCTTGTCGTTCATCGGCAGTCGGACCTTCTTATCAATAGCAGCAGCGATAGCCTCCGCCAGTTCTTCATGGTCCTCCCCGCACACGTCCTGCACAGCAGCGATGATCTGTGCTACAATTAGATTTATCACCTTGAGACTAACTTTGTCCTTACTGTCTTTCTCAATCCTCGCAGCAGCCAACACTAGCTCTTTCACGCTGCTCATAGCCGTGTTGAGTGTAGACACGATCATACCAGCGGTCTCGTCGTCGATCATCTTCCTGAGCTTCGGATCGAACAACGGCTGCGCTAGTTTCAACGCCTCACACGCAGTACCTCTAGTGATCGCCAGCTCCTGATACAGAGATACTTGCTCGTCATGAGGCTGATTCACTGCCTCTCTAACTCTTTCAGATAGTATTGGTCCTAAGTACTTAGAATAAATCCCGTCCACGTTATAAATACCTTTCTTAAATTGGTAAGCCAAAGCCCGCCTTCCACCATGATACTGACAGAAGTCCGATCCTCTTAGAGCCCACCGTCTACACCGTCGTTTTGTTACCTGTGATCTGGATTTACACTGACGAGGGTGCCCTTCTGGAGGTGCCATGTAATAATTTTCTCCTATCTAGGTGTTAAATGTTACCACTATAATAAGGAACGCACGCGCGTACGCACGCGTAATGTACGCGCTTAGTGCTACAAATCCACTTTATTGAAGATACTGTTATATTGCGAGGATGATACTACAAATACTTTCTTGTTTTTCGTGACGCTTGGGAGGCGTTGCTGGTGGCCGTACAGCTACTATAAACTGATAGTTTATAGTAGCTGTAGTGCTACTATAAACTGATAGTTTATAGTAGCTGTAGTGAAACTTAGTGCTAAATTCTAGAGGAAATCGACTTGAGATGTGATGAAACTTGAACTTTGCTCGTTAGTTGGTTATACTTTGGAGGGTGCTCGTAGTTCGTTGATTCGTTGATCCGTTAGTACTTAAGCACTAGTTACGGCTTTCGATGCTCGTTAGTTGTGGCTTTTCGTCGATCCGTAGAGATTTGAAAAATTTCTACTCGTCCCTAGTGCTGGTCAGCGCTCCGAAAAACGGACATTGTGGATCATCAGAATCGTGTTTATGTCACGACCATGTCACGTTATTTCGGATAAACAATGTATTAATACCCATTGTGTCGTGAATACAAAATAAACAAATAAAAAATGGTCCACAATGTTTCCATCGTGGACCATCGGAATTACATATTTTTCATTAATTCCATTATTTCGGACCGTGTTTTCCCGGTTTGTTTCATCATTTTATTGATGATCGATGACAATTGATTTTCCGGTGTTTTCGGTTTCATTCGTTCAATCCATGCGTCAATGCGTGTTTGTTGTTTACGCATGTACCACGGTATATGAATGAATGATTTATACGCGTAAAACAACGCATCATCGTTAAATTCCGATTGTTTCAACACACGGTGTTTGTTCATATCGTACCCACGTGGATACCATTGTGAACCATCGTGGTCGAACGATTCCGGAACGTGTTTAGGCGTGGGAGGATTGTACGGTATTTTAACCGGATCATACGCGTTAATGGCCGATTGCCCCGATTCCAATTTCGCATTGGATTTGACGGTTTTCACATCATTCGTTTTTGTTGTGGTTGACATTGTAAATCCTTTCAATTGTTGGGAATAATTCCCATTAATAATGTATCGGTCAAACGTTTGACCGATTGTCAATAACGGCGACGATTCATGACCGTTTTGCGTTTATGTATTTAATTGCCAATGAACGTTATTTCAATTATCATGTTACCATATATATCGGTTTATTGTCAAACATAATTTAAAATATTCCAATGTTTTTGCGTAATATTATTTCGGTAAATCGTAACACGATTTTAATCACATAATTGTGGACATGAAAAACCGTACAATTTGTCACGACGTTTTGGAATTATGGAATTACAATATCGTTTATCCAAAATACATTTTATGTTTTCAATGTTTTCAATTCCAAAATGTCCACAATCTCTGCTGGATTGTGGATAAAATGGAATTACGATATCGTCAATCCAAAATATACACGATATCGTCAACCCAAAATGTCCACAACTTCTGACTCGACTTTGTGGACATTGTTCATCGAATATATCCACAACTTTAACGACATTCCCGATTTAAAATGTCGACAACTGTACAGTCTCAGTCGCTTGCGAGCGAAAGTTAGCTTAGTGGACTCGTAGCTTAGCGACGCTTCTGAGCCTGCTGCCCAGCGGCCCGGCTTTAAAGCCAGCTTGGAAGCTTAGCGACTTGTAGCTTAGCGTGCTCTTGAGTCTTGTTTTACAACAGTCCTATATGCTTTAAAGTCTGCTGCGGAGCAAGCAGCTATGTAGCTTAGTGG